CGCAGATACTGCCACGAACATGGCAAAAGAACACGTCATGGACATGGTGCAAAAAGTAGTTCCACCCGAAGCGATGGCTGTCGTGGACAAAATGGTAAGCGATGATCCAAACAACCCTTGTGGTTCTATGAGCGAGTTGATTGATCGTATGGCAGATCCAGAAGATATGGAAGTTCCTGCCATTCCTGCCATGCCAGAGATGCCAAGTGTCGGTACAATGTCAATCGACTGCAGGGTAAGTTTTGATCCTACAACCATGGATATTTCTGTGGAGAAACTGTGACCGAAGAAAAATGTTGCGAGTGTGAAAACTGCACATGCGATCCTTGCGAGTGCACACCTGAAGACCCTTGTGGATGTGAGTAATGGCTACAAGTCCATACATTCATCATTATAGAGATATCGGTGAGCAAGGACTGATTCAATCGATAACTGCTGAGACTATTTTTCTCGGTGGTCGCGACGTAATATATCTGCCCAGAGAAGACTACAACCGAGAAGATGCTATATTTGGTCAGGCGACCCAGTTGGTATTTCGTCAGGCAGTTAATGTAGCAATGATGCTCGAGTCCACGGAAGGGTTCGAGGGCGAAGGCGAGTTTTATTCAAAATTTGGTTTAGATATAAAAGATAGAGTTACTCTCTCATTGTCGAGACTGACATGGGAGGCACTCAACCTGGAGTCAGCATCTCCTACTCAATTAACAAATAGAGAAGATTCTGACGGGTTCGATAGATTACTTTTAGAACTTGCCGTCGGTACGAGTGTAACAGATCGTATCGTTTTTGAAGACGGATCAGGTGATACATTCATATTAGAAGACACGACCCAGTATGGAAGCAGGCATCGTCGTCCAATGGAAGGTGATTTGATTTATTTTCCCTACAATAAAAAGATTTTCCAAATCACATTTGTAGAGCATGAATCGCCATTTTATCCAGGAGGTACTTTGCCCCAGTTTGTACTGACGTGTGACTTACTGGAGTATAGCAATGAAATATTTCTTACTGGAATTCCTGAGGTCGATAGCATCGAGGATAACCTCTCTCAGATGGCAGTGGAAGCATCCTGTACAACTATTGAGGGTGGTGCTGTTGGACAGTTTCAACGTGGCGAAATCATCCGTGAGACTACGATACTTGGAACTAACGATAGCAATGCTGATTCTCCAAGTGCTCGTGTTCTTAGTCATGATCCTAACACTGGTAAACTTGTCGTCGCACCTATGACCCCATCCCTGTCGACAGGGGATCATGTTTTTGGTTTGACGACGAATTCATATTGTACTCTAACCTACATTATTGCTGGTGGGATAGGTAGCGAACCTTCCATTCAATTGGAGGAGTTACAGCAGTCTGCTGATGAGACTGCGATGAACGTAGAGTTAGAGCAGGTAGCAGGAGATTTTATAGACTTCTCTGAAGTCGATCCCTTTTCTGAAGGAAACTTCTAATGTTTGGAAAGCATCTGTACCACAGGATGGTACGAAAATACGTAGCATACTTTGGCACCCTTTTCAATAATGTAGAAGTTCGCAGGTACGACAAAGATGGAGGTATCATCGGTCGAATAAGGGTTCCGATCTCTTTTGCTAGCAAAGACTATTATCGGCAACGATTGGTTGCTGACCCTGAACTTGCGAGGCAAGCAAGTCAGATGTTACCCCGAATGGGATTTATGATGTCTGGCATGGCGTATGACGTCAGCAGAAAAATGAATCCATTACACAATTATGTAAGTCGTGATAGTGCTGGGAATGTTATCACGATGGCACATAATATTCCATATGACTTGTCTTTTGAACTGCACGTCTGGTGTAAGATGTCGGAAGATGGTCAACAAATCCTAGAGCAAATACTGCCAAACTTCCATCCTGATTTTACTGCTTCGTTGAAGTTAGTAAGAGATATGAATCTAAGTATGGACGTACCCTTGATCCTCGATTCTGTTTCCAGCGATGACACTTATGAGAATAGTCCTGATGGTACTCGTGTAATCATATGGACCCTAACTTTCACCATGAAGGCATACTTCTTTCCAGGAGTAACCGATCCTGGTGGCACACTAATTAAACATGTGGACCTCCACTTGGGAACAGGAGGGAGAGGCGATGGATTTCAAAGCAATCTGGAGATTAAACCATCTCCAGCAACGGCAACTCCGTTTGAACCGTATACGATCGACGTAGACCAAAACTTCTTTGATGCTCCGATGCACTTCAACCCTATAACCTGTGAACCGCAATTGGATCCATATGAAGGATAAAAATGCGATATTTAATTTTAATTATGGCCATAGTTTTGGCAGGGTGTACTAAAATCGTTGAAGTCGAAAAAATAAAACAAGTCCAAATCGGAACTTTTACTGGTACATTTCCTACTGCTGACGTTCGAATCATGTGGCAGTCCTGTATGCAAGGTCATGCACAGGTGCGACGAATGCACCCTAACGAAGCAGGTCAGGTTTGTGACTGCGTAGCAGATCGTACCAGGGTAGACTTTGAGATGGAAAACATCAAAGAGATATACAGTATGGGTGCAAAAGGGCAAATCGGTCCTGATAATAAAACCCGAATCGATATGGTCCAATATTGGACAAAAGCAAACATGGAGTGTGAGATGGAACTGAGACAAGGTACTTTATACAATCCAAGACAATCGCACTACGTAGACCCAAAAGATATGTTATGAGCCAAGAAGATGAACTGAAAGACATGTTCGATTTAACACCTGCCAAGACAGAACCCAAAGAGGTTGTTCCTGTTGAGGCACCAAAAGGTAATCTCGAACTACAAACTGACTTTGAATACACCAGAGACAACATGTATACTGCTATGGAAATGCAGAATGAAGCCATGCAGGAAATGTTAGAGTTGGCTAAAGCATCTGGTCATCAAAGAGCATTTGAAGTTTTCGGTTCTATGTTTTCACAGTACACAGATGCTCAAACTAAACTGATGAACCTCCACCAGCAAAAGGAGAAAATCAAAAATGATGAGGCAAAAACTGTGAACAATACGACAAACGTCCAACAGAATGTATTAGTAGGATCTACAAAGGATCTACTCTCAATGGTGAAGAAAGGACAAATAAAGGAAGATGGTGAAATCGTACGTGAATAACCCACTGATCAAGGCACAGCACCAAGATCAGGAGTTTACCCAGGATCAGATAAAAGAGTTTGCCAAGTGTGCAAACGATCCGATGTATTTTATTGAAAATTATGTAAAAATCGTGCACCTCGAAAGAGGGTTAGTTCCTTTTGAGTTGTACGACTTCCAAAAGAACATGGTTAAGACATTCCACGAGAATCGTTTTACCATTTGTAAAGTTGGTCGCCAGTCAGGGAAGTCGGTGACCGTAATCGCATACCTACTATGGTATTTGCTTTTTAACGAGAGTGTTTCTGTTGCGATGCTGGCGAACAAAGCAGCAACTTCTCGTGAACTTCTATCAAGAATGCAACTCGCTTATGAAAATCTTCCCTTTTGGCTTCAACAAGGTGTTGGAGTATGGAACAAAGGTTCATTCGAACTGGAGAATGGCTCAAAAATTATTTCTTCTGCTACTAGTTCCTCTGCCATTCGAGGTAGTTCTTTTAATCTGGTATTTCTCGATGAGTTTGCATTCGTGGAGAACAACTTAGCAGAGGATTTTTTCCGTTCTGTTTTCCCTACCATATCCTCAGGTAAAAATACAAAACTTATGATCGTCTCAACTCCTTATGGGATGAACCACTACTATCGCATGTGGAAAGAGGCAGTTGACGGCAGGTCTCAGTTTGTGCCTATTCAGGTTCATTGGTCTGAGGTTCCAGGTAGAGATGAAGAATGGAAAGAGAATACGATACGAAACACGTCAATAGAGCAGTTTCGCCAAGAGTTCGAGACCGAGTTTATTGGTTCTGATCAAACATTGGTTGACCCAAATATCTTACAGGCATTAAGATGGAACAAACCTTTAATGAGCAAATCAGGACTTACGATATATGCTGAACCAAGCACTAACAAAATGTATGCTTGTACTGTAGATGTTGCCTTAGGAAAAGGCAAGGACTA